ATAACCCCACATATCATTCGCTCCGCGCGTAGTCTTTGCTTTCATTGGATGTTGGGCGTTCGATGTTGGATGTTGGATGTTCGTCTTTCCCCACTTTAGCGTTTAGCCTTCAGCCTTCAGCCTTTTCCCTCATTCGCCTTCTTCGCCCTCGCTCCATGCCAGGTGTTTTCCAAATCCGCCCGCAGCCCCACCAGCAATCCCATGCGGCCGCACAGACTATGCGCCTGGGCATCGGAAAGGCTGGGCGTCTCGCACTTCTGCACCTGAATCAGGATTTCCTGGTCCAACAGCCCCAGAATGCCAACCATCGTCGGATCGGTCTCCGGGGTATTGGCCAGCCGCTCCAGCATCGCCTGCCGCTTCGCCGGCCACGCCGGGTCAAAGATTTCCACATGGGTTTGGTTTGTCCGTTCCGCCTTCGCCTGTCCAATCTGCCAAAATTTCCAGTTCATAATTGTCCCTTTTTCTTCGATGTTAAGCGTTGAATGTTTCTTCAGTCTTTAGCGTTCAGCCTTCATCCTTCAGCCTTGATTGCTCTGGTTCGGATCCACGCCCAGCCGTCCAATCTGCTTGTTGTTCACCTGCGTCACCCCCACGAACTGCAGGTTCTTGAGCCACTGCACCAACAGCCCGCTGAAAACATCATCCGGGTGACGGTGCCCGATCTGCTGGATGAGCTGCGGCGCACCCTGCCCCGCCACTGCCACCATGGCATCATCGTTCAAGGCCCGCAGATAAGTCGGGTTGCTCGTCACAATCTGCTTGGTGAATTGCAGCAGGCTCGCCGCCGTGGGATCTTTATCGTCCACAAAGTTGGGCTGATTGCCTGCGAACATTTGCAGCACCTCATTTTTGGCCTTGTTCATCAGCGCCTGGCTCGCGTCATCCATCGGCTGCACCAGCCGCTTGGCCATGGCCGGCCCCAGGATCTGCCGGGCCATCATCGCCGCCCACTGTCCGCGCTGAATCACGCCCAGCACGTCGTTGGGCAACGCGACTTTGTTCATCGCCTCGATGCGCTTCATCATCAGGTCGGGATCGAATTCGCGCACGTCAAAGTCCAGCGAACACGCCAGCAAACCCGGCTGCAACCGCCGCTGCTCCAGCCAGCCCGCCGGCGCGCCGGTGATTTCGGCAAACTCCGCATCGTCCCCATGCACCTGGTACAGCGCCGCCGCCTGGCGGATGGCGTTGGTCCAGCTCATCAGGAACCGCCGCACACTGCGCTCCTGTTTGGTCTGCTGCCGCAGCGCCGGCACGCCCGCGCTGAACAGGCCAAAGCGGTTATCCACCCCGGCCTGCACCATGTTCCGCACCTCCATGCCCTCGCCCAAACCGCCGCCATTGGGCATCCCCTCCATGAACTTCGGTTCCCGGCCCACCCGGCAGAAATTCTTGCGCGCAGGGCCAAATTCATAATTCGCCTCCAGCGGGCTTTCGTACACATTCACCGGCGGCAACACCGTAATGCTTGTCCGGTCCATCAGCGCGTCCTCAAATCCCTTCACCAGGTTCTGCTGGGTGAATGCCATTTCCGGCACCCCGCGCGAACTGGCAATGGCCCGCGCCCACTTCTCCCGCAGGCACGGCGTGTACGGCAGTTCATCCCCCGCCCCCTCCACCGGCTCATGCAACGCGTAGAGCGGCTTGCCATCCGTCGTGGTGGCAATCGCCCGGTGGAACGTCGTGCAATAAATGCCGGGAATGCCATCGGCATCACTGGCCCGGTACACCGCGTAAATCACCTCAATCGGCCCGGTCCGGCCATCCAGGCTCGCCGTTCCAGGTGTCTGGACGGCCGTGACGCCCCCGCCCAGATTCCCCTGCAAGCCCAGCGGCGTGCCCACCGGCAGCAACGGGCTGCTCCATTGCCCCTTCTTGGTCAGCGCCTGGGTCACCCATTCCGGGTCATAGCCCATCGTCAACTCGCGCCCCTTCAATTCCGCGCCCGTGACGCGTTCCACCTGGAAAACAATTTCATTTGTCGTCGTCAGTTCCGGCGGCAGAAAGGCCTCGTCCCACGGCTTGAGCGCGCTGATCACCGCTTCATTGCGGGAGAGATACGGCAGCGGGGCCACGCCCGGCTGCCCCTGGCGCAACGCCTGCACCACCTTGCGCGCCAGTTTGGCCGTCGTCGCCGGCACGGCCGCGCGCAAATCCTCCGGGATGGCCGCCTTCACATAGCTGTCATACCACCCCTGCAACGTCGCCACCGCTTCCGCCTCCAGCGACGGGTCCATGATGAGCTGCGGCAACTGCGCCAGTTGCATCATCATCGGGTCCAGCGCCGGCATTCCGCCGATGTTCGCCCCGGTCGCATCCGGCGGGGGCGTGGGCGCGTCCGGCATTCCCGGTGCGGCCGCCGCGCCTTGCGCCTGAATCGCCGCCGCCGCGTTCTGGCTGGCCACCTGCGTCTGGGCCTGGGCCGCCACGCTGTTGATCATGTCCATCGTCAGCGTCAGCCGCTTGATCCCCAGCTCGCGTTTCCATCGCGGGGCCAGCAAACACCAGCCGTAAGTCTCTTGATAATTGGCGGAGAGTTCCACCTCATCCAGAAACATCTGCGGCATCTTCGTGAAAATCAGCCACTCCACCAGCGCCGCCGCATAAGTGCTTTCCTCGCTGTCGCCGCCCGCGCCCTGTTGCTGGATCATCGCGCGCCAGAAAGAGGCATTGAGCATGTCCGCCCGCTCATTGATCACGTCATCAATCGTAAAGGGCCGGCTGTCGCTCGCGCCATTCCACGGCAGTGCCGCGCCATGTTCCCCCGGCACGTCATGCTTGCGGCCGTCGGGAGCCTGGCCCGGCCAGCGGCAGAAGCGGGTGTTCTCCATCCATTGCGTGCCCCCGGAAACAGCGGGCGCGCAGCGGTTGAAAGTCTCGGTGAGAAGCGGAAGATTGGGCGTGCCGTCCTCCAGCAGATAGCCCTTGGTGGAATTGTCCGATGTCATAAAAGGGTGAAAATATTTATTTTTCCACCCCGGTGGTCGCACATCGGGCGGCGCTGGACAGCAAATCGAAGATGACCCCCGTCAAATACTTTGCCTGACCCTCGCCAATCAACTTATGGCGCAATGCCGGGTTGGCGTCAACCACTTTCTGGAACGTGTGCTTGTCGGCCAGCCCCAGCAACTTCATCGCCGCCGCCCGCCGCACCCTGGCCCCATGCCGCGCCACAAACGCCGCCCGCTCCGTTCCTAAGTCATTGTTTTGCATGATTTCTTGGTTTGTTGATTGCCGCTCATTCTTCCGGTGGATAGCCGTTGGTGGTGTCCTTGGCTTTGATGGCATCCAGCAATTCGGCGGTGAGACGTTTTGCGATTTCCTGCGCGATTGCCAGGCGAGTTTGTTCCATTTCTACCGCCTCTTGGCGATCGCGGCTTGCCCATGGCAGTTCCCGATCCCCCGGCAGTGGCCGCATGCACCTAGTCAGCGGACCGGCAATTTGAATGCTCTTCTGCCAGGTTGCCATTTCTCCTGGCAGCCTTACAGAAAGAGTCACATCCGCGCAGTATAAATTGTCCATTGGATTCGACATTTTTGATTTCCTTTCAATGTTGAATGTTCGATGTTTGTCCCCTTGAAACTTGAAACTTCCCTACACTTTCCTACTTCCGACATAGCTTCCCAGCATTCCTCCCGCCATGTGTCTCAGCCCCGTCTTGGCCAGCCCCTTCAGGCAGTCAATCGGATCCTTGCACGCCCCCTTCTGGCCATCCGCCCCCGTGAAAGTTTTGAGCGCCCAGATCGTGTTCACGCAATCCTCGCAAATGTACCAAGTCGGCTTGTTCATCGGCGTCAGCGGCTCTTTCGGGTCCCAGCCCCCGCAAATCCAGTCATTCACCCAGCCTTTGCCCTCCTCCACATTGCAATCCGGCCCCGCCCGGAAATCCAGCCCCGGCAAAATGACCTTGTGCGATACCGGGTCGCGGATCGCATCCGCCATGTAGTCCAGGTAAGTCCGGCTCTCCTCCTCACTCGGCACACTCGTCCCTGCCGGCCGCGGGTCCATCTGCCGGTCATACACCTTGAAACTGTCCGGCCCCGGCACATACACTCGGTTCACCGTGTCAATTTTCCACCCCTCCAGCTCGTAAATCAGCCGCTTGTAATCGTTGAACGACTTCCCCCCGCCCACGGTCTGCGCCGGGCCGATCTTGCCATCCGGCTTGTTCCCCGGTACCGCCCAATCCCCCACCTCCTTATCCGGCCACTCCTTAAAGGTCCACTTGTTCCCCTGGGCATCAATCCCCGTCCAATTCATAAACCAGTTGCGGTCCCCATGCGGATCCACCCAATGGTAAAT